CCCACTTGTCGATAATGAACGGCTCCAAGTATGACCCGGTGTCCATAAGGAGCTGCGTCTGCTTTGAGAATTTAGCACGTTCCTCTCCCGCTTTCTGGCGCATCAGAGTCATCCACTCTGCAATGTCACCACCAGCGATGACCTTGGCATCGGATGAGCCAATGTAAGTTGCACGTTCCTTCAGTTGAGCATCGGTTAGCATGGGCAGTGCGCCTCCATCTCGTCATGCTTGCGGTTAAAGCATTCACACTCGCCAGCTCTGACGGCTGCGTAGTCACACTCGATCTCACAATCTACATTCATGCCACCGGGGGTATGTGGATTGTCGAACTCATCGAAGAAGAATGGGCGATAGTCTAGTGGGTTAGTGCGGCTGTAGAAGTAAAGCTCTGCCTTGCCGACAGGCTTGATAGATTCCTTCAGAACCTCAAGCGGCGTTTTGAAGTCTACAGTCTCTCCCTCCTCGTCTGTGCCACAGAAGAGTGCGTTGTTTGCAAGGGGGTGGGGGTAGTTCTTGTGAATCCAGAACCAGTTGGGCTGATACAAACCCTCGTCATCGATGTAAGCACAGTCACCATTCTCGTAGAGGCGAACAACATCGAACGTACGGCAACCAATGGCAGGAGAGATATCCTCCCATGTGTTGAACTTGAACTCATTGAATAGAAGATTGATGCCGTCATCAGCGGCGGTAAGCAGGAAGGCCTTCATCACGGTACTCCTTGAATGTCAATACACACTACCATATAGTTGGCTTGTTATCGAGGGCTAATGCTATGTGCGAACAGCAATTTACCTCTGATTTAATCAAGCAATTTCAACGCCGTAGATACGATCTTGGCATAACTCAGGTCGCTCTGGATTCCATGCTTGGAGTTTCCCCCGGTGTCGTAGCCAAGTGGGAAATCGGAAACAGGAAGCCAACATTGTTCAATGCATACTGCTGGGCTGAAGCCCTTGGTTGCGACATAAAGTTAGAGGTGCGAGATGATGATCTGCGGGATTGACCCCGGTGTTACCGGAGGCATTGCATTTTACAATGGGCTGGAGTTGTACGCCCATCGTGTTCCCACATCCAAACTAGCCAACAAGAAAATTTTGGATATGGAAGGTATTTGCAAACTGCTGGTGCAACACGAACCTGACATGGTTTTTATTGAACAGCAGCAAGCTATGCCGAGGCAGGGTGTAGCCAGCACCTTCAAGACAGGCTTTGGCTACGGAGTCTACATCGGCATATTGCACGCACTTGGCTATAGCTACACAGTTGTGATTCCACGCAAATGGAAGTCAGACCTGGGCGTACCAAGTGATAAGGATTTGGCCCGGCAACGAGCAACTGATCTCATGCCAATGGGAGAGAGCAGCTGGTCTCGCAAGTGCGAAGACGGTGTTGCCGAGGCATCGTTGATTGCCTATTGGGGCTTGTACTGCGGCCAGTCACCCAGCGGATCGAAGACAGGGTTCTTGTCCAAGAACTTTACCAAAGCCTCGATGCGAGCCTTCTTTGGTCCTGATGACACTTTGCCGAAGCAATAGTCCTCAAGTATTTCGATCTGGTTGATCTTGTACTTGTTCAGCCATTTGGCGTCTGGTTTGAACCATCCACGTTCACCTGATGCTCTGCTGAGGGAAGCAAAGTCTGGGATGATTTCCTTGATTGTTTCAGAGTAGAAATCATACTTGCCCAGACCCGTGAGGCAGCACGCAACAAATAGTTTATCAAGCTCCAAATCTGGGAGATCAACGCAGTACTTGAGCGGTGTAGTGCCGTCAGCATCGAAAGCGTCTCTAGCAGCGTCAATGTGAGACTGTATACACGCCTCATGAAGCGGATGTACATAATCATCTGGGTACTCCTCACTGGGGAACAGCGTCTGGTGATCTGCATAGATATGACCGACGCGGTTGGTGTGGTTGTAAGTATATCCGAGGGATCGATGACAAAGCAGAGCCTTCATGATCTTGACGTAGCCAAGCTCATTCTCGAAGATGCTGTCTTTCATGAAGTGTGCGTAGTAACCAGCAAGCAACGCTTCTTGAGGCTTTGACATTGTAAGAGGCGTGACCTCTTCATCTGCTTCTTTCTCTACTTCTTGGGCTTCCTGTTGCTCCTTGGTCTCACGCATCACAAGCTCTTGGATGGTAACAGAAAAGCGAGAGCTGTTGTACTGGATGCACAGGATCTTGTCGGCAATGCCGTATGTCTCATGATCTTCATCATAGACAGCGGTGAAGCCGCGGCACTCAGGGTCATCCCAATAGAATGAGTCACGCAGTAGAATAGCGTCTGCATATCCCTTTGCACGATACTCTTCTACCATTGCAAGTAAGGCCAGGTTTTGGCGTACCTCGAACTCATCGATATTGGTGATGTACTCTTCATCGCTGAAAAGATCTGACTCGATTTGCAACTCATCACGACGCCTGTTCACATCAAACAAAGCATGCTTGACCTCAATCTTCTTGAGAGTCATGAAGTGTTTGATAGAGGCGATGTGATAGTTGACGTTCTCTTCCAGATACTTGTCCTGCGCTGCATGATCGCCAAGCGTCAGAGCCTCTGCCACACCGATGTTGAACTCATAAGCACGGAACATCTGCTTGGCTTTGTCAGACAGCTCAGCGAGGCCCACACGCTGTTTAACCCACTTGTCAGTCTGACCAAAGCGAGCAGCAACTGACACAAAGTCTTCACTGCCATCTGCCACAAGCGCCATGATGACATCACACTCGTCAAGCGGGTGCATGTTCTCACGCATCATGTTGGCATGGAGGCCAACCTCACGATCATCAGAGTCAAGAACCACACAGTTTACGAGCGTGTCCTTGTCCTTGTGTATCTGGCGCAATGCTTCGAGGCGACGGCCGCCATCGATGACGTTGTAGCCCTTGCCGTTCTTGACGACGACAAGATTATGAAGCAGGCCCTTGGCTCTAATCGAGGCAACAAGCTGCCAGTGACCTTCTTTACTGGCCTTCACTTGCCTCACATTGTGGGGACTCTGCTTGAGTTCCCTCAGTGGTATCTGCTGTTGCATCGGTCTTTTCCTCCGTTTGCATGATTACAAAGTAGTTTTCCCAATCACCACCCTTTGGCTTGAAGCGGCACATGGGAAATGAGTATCGATCATTCTTGGGCTTGAAGGTGACTACTTGGTGGACAATAGTTTCCCAATCGTACTTTCCGTCGTAAGCCCAGAACTGAAGCGAGACCATATCGTCCTCCACCTTCCATGTGATACGGTGGCAGTCGATTGTAGTTGTTGAGCTGTGCAACTCAGTCCTCCATGATTTTGTCTGTCAAATACTTGCTGGCGAAGGCGACACCAATCCATAACGGTGCGCCCAGCACGCTCACCAGCAGGGTCGGATTGATCCCCATACCGACGAGTAAGGTCAGGACAAGAAACGACAAGGCTAGGTGAACAGTGACGAACCAGCCAATCCAGCGGGTCTTGTCGTTCAGGAAATTGAGTCGTCGTAGTGTATTGAGCATGCGTTGTTCCTCCCGATGTAGAATTCTTTCTGGTCATCATCCATCTCCGATTCCAGCAAAAGGTCAGAGCCTCCGCATGTCGTGCAGAA